TCCATCTACAGCTGAAACATGTATTGAAGGAGTTTCAAATAACTGTAGTAATGAATGGAATCAACGAGAGATTACAATGAACACCGTTAAACAGGCATTAGCCTGGAGAGATGGTGATTTAAATGAATATCTTGTTCCAATTGCATTGACTTAAAAAGGTTGAGGGAATAGCCTATTTCTTTAGTTTATTCCCTCAATAAATCGTAAATTTATACATGAAATAAAACTATTATTTCATAACAATAGAAAGAGGAGAATCATATGAACAAAATCCTAATGTTTGATACTGAACATGGATCTCATACTTTAGGCGGTAAAACAGAAATTCAAGAAATGTTTAACTGTCCTGTCTTAAAACCAGCACAATTTGCTGATTTCAGAAACATCATAACTTCAATATATACTACCCAAAGGATAGAAGTTGATAAGAAAATCTCTGATGATCTTGTCATAAAAGAAGTCCAAGAACAAACTATTCTTAAGAATGGTGTTACAGTAGATGCATTAATTATTGATTCATTTTCTGAATTGGCAAAGAAGTTTCAAAGATCATTGGTAGATAAAAGTGGAGTAATGAAATTGAATTCATGGGGTAAATTAAAGAATACTCTTGATACTTTGCTTGAGTTTATTACTAAAGTTCCTGGTGTATTTATTGCCACATGTCATAGTAAAACTTCAACTCTTGAAGATGGTAGAACTAAGATTAAACCATATATAGATGGTAGTACAAAAGAAGACATAAGTAAATGGTTTGATTTTGTATTGTATACCTATACAAAGAAGAATGGTCAATTAGAAGATTATATGTGGAGGACCAAACATTCAGAAGTATATGAGCATGCTAAAGATAGAACTGATCTTTTGCCAGCTGATATGCTTCAGGATTTTCAACCTGTAATTGCAGCTGCCAGAGAAAAGGGATTCGATAATGTAAGAATCTTAGTTGTTGGCAGTCCAGGTACTGGAAAGACAAAGAGTTTAGCTACATTAACCAATAAAGGAGTAACAAATGGCAATTAGAACAGTAACAATAGGTTCTGGCAATGGTGCTGATTATGAAGCTGGCTGGAAAGAGCTAACGATCAAAAATGCAAAGTATGATCATTATAACAGTAACAAATTCATAGATATTTGGTTTGAAGAATATCCAAAAACAATGAATGCTCGTATATATGAAACAGTTAATAGAACCACCAAGGAAGAATTTAGAATTTCTAATTGGTTCAGGTTTTCTAATTCTGGTATACAAGAAGTTATTGATAATGGCTCTGGACACCCAGTTGTAACATATGATGATGATCCAGTCAATCTCGAAGGAATGAAAATCAATGTTTTATTCTATAGAGAACAAACAGGAGATGGTGAATATGCCCGTATATGGCGTGAACCTGCTCCTGTTATAATGGAAACAGATAAACTGTCATATACAGAAAAAGATGTTTCCTATTGGAAGACTCGTGCAGAAAGGAATCTTAATTCATGGAAATCTAGAGATGGAGAAAGCGTAAGTTCTATAGAGACTGTTGCTAGTACAATAACAGATCCTCCAAAAGATAACGTACCATTCTAGTAATTTAATAACATAAAAGGTTGATGGTTATTTATTAGTATCTGTCAACCTTTTTTAATTTATAGGAGTAAAAATGGCACCTACAGTTAAAAAACACATAGAGATTATGATAAAATGGTATTGGAATAATAGAAAATTGGGATTTCGTACCAGAGATATACAAAATCTTTCAGAAAGAGGTGTTGAATTATATGGTAAAAGATTAGGATCTCCTTCTACATACGATAGAGTTTTTAGAGACATGAAAGAAAAAGGAATAATCAATGTTAAAGAAAAAACAACCAAAAAAGATTCAATCTGGTTATTGAGAGGACATAAATTATGATACTAAAAGAATATGCATTCTCACTTACCAATCGTCATCATTTCTTTCCTCCAAGTCGAATATCCTCATTTTATAACATAGCTTCAGATACATTTATGTCCTTATGGGATTATGATGAAGAAGTAGCTGAATATGTTAAGGATAAGAAGACTTTATCTGGATACAGAGGAAAGTTGTACATGCCTGATGAATTTATATTCGATGTTGATGGAGCGAATTTAAAACAGGCAAAAGATCTAACATTCGCATTGTTAGAATTACTAGAAGATACTCCGTCACAAGTCTATTTTTCTGGAGAAAAAGGATTTCATATACATATATCTAATTCTGCTTTTAAATGGGAACCATGTAATGATTTGCATTTAAAGGTTAAACATATTTTAAAGAATAAAGGTTTTTATGATTATGCTGATCCACTTGTTATAGACAGAGTAAGATTAATCAGAATTCCAAATACCTTAAAGATAAGTTCAGGATACTGGAAAGTTCCAATTAAGAAATTTGAAATTAATGAAGTAGATGAACAATGGCTAGATATAAACGCTGCTAGGCCCAGAGATAGTTTTGATTTTGAGGAACTGGAAACAGATCCTGTATTTGATGTAACTGTATCTTTACCAAAAGCAAAGTTTGTATCTCAAGGTAGAACATCTATATCTAATGATTATATCTGTATTCAGAGAATGATGGAAAATGTTCCTTATGGATTCAGACATAAAGCAGCATTAACTCTTGGTTCTCACTTAAGAATCAGATTTCCAGAAGATGCTGTAATGATATTCATGGAATACTGGAGAAATAAAATATCTTCACCTGATAATCCGTTTACTGTAAGTGAAATGGAAAAGATTATACATTCAGTATATAATGCTAATAGTGGTGAAGGATATAATTTCGGATGTCATTCTGAAATAAAAGATAGAATGTGTTCTCCTGAATGCAAACTATATAAAGCCAAGAAGTCTATTAGTAATTATGATGTAAGTGATCTTGAACAAGAGCTTATAAAGTTTTACTCAAGCGATCAAGTTCCTTTAGATATAGGTGCGATTTATGATCAGCATTTTCCTATATATCCAGGAGAAACAATGCTTCTTACTGCTCCTCCAGAATCAATGAAATCAATGTTAATATTAAATTGGTTGCTTGCTTTTAAGAAACGATCATATTTCATGGAATTTGAAATGTCAAGAAAGCAAATTATTGAAAGGATATCAATGATTCATAATGGTTGGAATCAAGAAACTTTAAAGAATCATTATAGAACTGGTAAAAATGGCATTCCTAACATGAATCATATCAAGTTTGATTTTGAACCGTGTTTTCCATGGGAGATCAAGAAGAAGCTTGATGTAATCAACTTCAATCCAGAAGTAATCTTTATAGATCATTGTGGTTTAATGAAATCAAGATTCAAAGATGAAATATCAAAAGATAAAGATATTTCTGAAAGTATAATGAATCTTTCTAAAGATTTAAACTGTATTGTTATAGGAATATGGGAATTATCCAAGGAAGCTTTTAAAAGTGGAGTGGATATAGCAAGTCCATCAGGATCGTTTAGAATATCTTATAATGCTAATAAAATATTGGCATTAAAGCCACTTAGAAATGGTGAAGGTGTAATAGAATATCTTGAACTTATTACTTTAAAGAATAGGGAACAGGAAAGGCTTAATTGCAGACTTGATGTTGATCAAAGAAAAAATGGGAGAATCATATGAAAAGAAAGATGCATGAAATATCAACAGATATAATGACTCTTCAAATGGGTCTTGATATGAAAAGTCCAGAAGAAAGGACAATTCAACTTCAAGACCTTTTTCTTGAGTTATTTGATAAAGAAGATGGTATTTATTGGCTATATGTTGATAATGAAAAAAAGGTTGATATGGTTAAAGATCATATCAATAAATGTAAGATTGTATTAAATGTTATTCAACGTGATAATGAACAAATTAAAGATCTTGTTATTAATACACATGAATCATTAGACAGTCTTCCTAAACATTCTATATTTAATCCAATAAAAATAAGGAATTCAAGTGGTGCTGTACTTGTAGAAGATGAAAGTATAATACCAAAAGAATATTTTGTTTTAGTTCAAGAAGAAAGGTTGGACAAAAAGAGAATATTAAAAGAGTTAAAAGAAGGGAATAAAATTCCTGGAGTTAAATTAGTAAAAAAACCATTTGTTAGTGGTTTAAAAGAAAGGAGTCACAATGAGTGATTTAATACTGCATTGCGGTGCACAAGAAGTAA